CTAGATCTTATTGATTGCTTCTAACTTTACACTCATGTCTATGTCTGTATAGACTATCTCTGTGACATCCTTTCCTTGATGCCCTACAATTTGCTTGATTATCCTATCATCTACACCAGCCTCAGTTAGCTTGGAGATAGTTGTGTATCTTGTGCAGTGAGGTGTGTGTTTAATTTCCAAGGCTGCCATAATTTTCTTCCAGTGTGTACTGTAAAATTTATCATAGGTCATTTTTTTGCCATCAGGGGTACATATCAGATATTCTGACTCTCTTGTCATCCAATATTCAAAGAAAGGTAGAACCTTGTCCGGAATTGGTACGTATCTGATGCCTGCTTGAGTCTTAGACTTGGGAATGAAGTACCATTTTTCTTTTAGGTTTACATTTTCCTTTTTCACATCAAGTAACTCACTTACTCTCGGGCCTGTATAAAGCAGCATGAGGACTACAGAATAGTAGATGTCATTATCCTTGACTTTCCAAACCTTCCTAATCTCAGTGTCGCTAAATCTAGACCTTTTAAAGACATTTGGATTGCCTGGCTTTGATATATCTAAATATTTAATTTTTTGTCGCTTTTCCACTGGCACTATATCATGTATGACAGCATAGTCATACATGAGTCCTAGCATGATCTTTAGCTTTTTGAGTGAAGGTGTATTCTTACCGGAAGTATCTACAACCTTTTGTAGGTGATCAAGACGAATTTCAGCAAAAGACATATCTTTGATAGTACTACAAAGTTTATAGGCAGCCTTGTATCCATTTATATTAGATTGGGATATATTATCAAAGTGTATATTAGACCATCTATCATAAACGCCCTCAAATGTAAGTGACCTTGTCCCAATATCATATGGACTTTCGTTGTAGTTAGCTAGGGACTGCATAGCCTCACTCCTGGTTGTATAGTAGCCTACAAACTCATAGATAGGCTTGGTTTTTCCTGTGTCTTTATTAAAGTCCCAACCAACCGTCTTACGGACTGCCCAGGGTCTTCTACGCTTGCCTGATAGCTTGTATATGCTGCCATATCCATTAGGGTTCCTCATATATATCAACTCCTTTTTCTAATTCATTTTTATCAATTAATACTAAATTAGGCAATTTATATAAGTCTAGTGATATTGTGTCGGTAATCTCCCAATATTGTACTTGAGATTTTAGCGAGTACAAATAATCATATAGCATCCTATCCGTTGCACCTAGGTAGTCTGTCAGCTCCTCAACACTTGTAGAGAGTAAAATATATTTCTTAAGGTCTGATTCATCAATAAAATACTTTGCTCCCCAGAGTGTGGCCTTGCGCTCGCTTTTTGATATATCTAGCCTATCAGAGTAGCTGTCTGGGACAGTAAATGTATCTCCTGAGCTAGTAGCATAGTGCCCGCATTCCTCAGCTAATATTTCTGTTTGCTCATTAGTTTGCCTGCTATAAAATTCAGGTGAGAGAAGTATTATATTTTTATTTTTGACGCTGCAGTATAGCGCAGCCTTTCCAAACTTGGAAAGCTCAGGGCAGTTATCGATTAAAATATCTTGCTCCTCTATGTATTTACATATTTTTTCTATCATTTAGCCTCCCTTAATAAGAATGTATGTTCTTTGCGTAATTATAAAAATAGGCAGAATACTGGCATATCCTGCCTTTGTGTCTATTTATTTGCGATTTTGTTGACGTTAACAAAATCGTATTTTTCAATGCTTTCAGGCTTATTATCCTAGCACGTGTTTTGCAAGTACTGATTGTATTTCATAGATATTTGTTGACTTTGAAAATTGCTTTTTGATTGGAGTAGCTAGTCCTGGCATCCATATTTTGAGTTCAGCGTCTAAGTCTAAGTGACCTGCTGTTTCTACTGCAAACTGGGTGATTTTATTGTATGGTAAAGAAAGATATTCTACCTTTTTACCTGTGACCCCTTGGTGGTCTATCAATAATAGTCTTTTGTTTGTAAAGATAAATTTGTCTCTGACTAAAGAGTAAGCACATTCTACATTTTCTCCGTCGTAGAAGAGTTCCCCATACTTCTTGATAATTTCATCAACTGTAATTTGTGATGCGTTGCCCATCATTGACCCTAATAACCCCATAAGTTAAACCTCCTAAAAAATAATATACAATACATACATAAGTTTCTACGTAATATTCCATCCGAATAGGTTAGAGCATATTTTTTAAAGTTTCTATTAAGTCATATTTAATAAATTCAAGGCCATTATTTATAATATAAGTAGTTGATCTAGATTTACCAATTTTTTTGATATATTTTTTCTCAATCAAAGAATTTAAATATTTTATTGTTTCGGATTTATCAATATCAAAATAGCTGTCAATTTGAAATCTCTTTACGTTTTTATTTACATAAATAAATTGGAGTATACCTTTTTCAATTTCACCTAAATCAGATGCATTGTCAGAAATGCTAGTATCCCACAATGTAAATCTAATCATATTGTTGCTTGTATCCAAGCCAGGTCTTTTGAGTGAGTACTTTCCAACAACGTCCATAATTTTTGGTATTCCACTGCCAGCTCGTTCACATAATTTAATATACCTAAATATATCTTGTACTGTGTTATTTCTAGGCTCAGAACGACCACCACAAAAGAAATCAATTTTAGGAATTCTTAAATTTCCTCCATTTTCAAATACGACACTATCGTGCAGTCGAACAATCTTAATACCATAGTCATTTCTAAAGTCACAATGAATTATTGAATTAACTAATGCTTCCCTGATAGCAACAATCATATCACCATCATCACTTCTTGAAATATTATCTTCGTCCATGGAAAATTTATTTTCTATAGAATTTCTTAATTTATCTATTGTTTGAAAAAAGAAGTTATAAAGGTTTCCTTCTCCCCAAGTACCGTCATAAATGATTCTATCATTCCAGCGATAATCAATATTTGAATTTCTTTTATCAATATATTCGACGTGATAATGAGGAAGAAAGTCTCTAATTGAACTATATTTACCAAATACTAAAAGGCCTGCTAAGGTTGGTTTAATAGTCCCATTATCATTACGATCTTTACTAAGAGCTCGAATTTTTATTAGGAATTCGTGGTCATTTAACTCAGTGAAGTTGCTGAGCGTTGACAGAGAGTTAAAACGCTGTCTATATTTCCATACTGTTTCCATATCTAAATCACTTGAATCAAACTTACTCAGTACTACACTGTCGAAAGAGTTTGGCCCAGAATCTACTATCATCTGATCGACCTCATCTACACTACATTTATAGTCTCCTGTATGGTTTCTTTTAAAACAGTAGTACTTACTTCCATTTAAGTATATTGGTTTTATCTTATAATCTGCCTGTGGGATGTTAATTATTATAACTTGCTTATTATTAACTTCTCTGATGAAAATATCTCCATCATTTATTATATTTTTGCTTACTTTATTAGTGTTATTCACCAAGTTATAGAATTCATCTATGACTTTATCCGGATTATCAACACCAGTTACCTCAATGGAGTCCACTTTACCTTCTTTAATTGTCTCTGTAACTCCAAGAATAAGCGTACCGCCTTCGGTATTTGCAAAGGAAGAGTAAGTTTCTAATGCATCTAAAGGGAAACCTTTTTTACTTTTCTTGAACTCAATATTATTCGATTCTTTCAGAAAAGAAGGACTTTTTTCTAGAATATTAAATATTTTTTCTATTTTGTTGTCTGCGTTCATAAACCCTCCTTAAAAGTATTTTTCGTTTTTATTTCCCTGAAACGAAAAAACGAAAACTTTAAAAACCTTGAAATCAAGGCATTTTTTCGTTTTTATTTTCTTGAAACGAAAAAACGAAAATTTTACTTACCATATTTCATTTTTAAAAACTCTTTAAAGTTTTCCAACTCTGCCTTTGCTTCATCACACATTAAACTTACATTTCTAACATATCATAAAATACATTTTCTGATATTATTTCTATATTTTGACCACTTTCTTTTAATTTCTCTGCTTTAAGCTGTTTTGTGCTTTTACCATCAGGATCTTTAATCAAAGGGCAATAATCATTGTTTCCAAGAACTAAAAAATTAGTTTTCCTTGTAACACGATCTCCATTTTCTCCCCCAAAATCTACAACAAGCTGCATAGCTTGCTTCCTATTCATTTTTTCTAGGGTGCCAGTAAACACACAAACTTGTCCATATAGTGGATGAGTAATATCAAATTCTGTTTTATCCGTAGTAATATCTTTGCATTCTAGGGGTTTCCTTTTATTTATTGCTTTCTTGTAAAATTCGTCTGTAGCATTTCCATCATTTCCAATTACATTTTTAATATGTTGGTAAACATTATGAGTAATCTTACAATCAGCAATAGCTCTGTGAGAACCAGTAGAATCTATATCCAATTCTTGCGCTACTGTTTTAAGCTTGTAATCAGGAAGATCTGATAAAAATCTTTTACTAAACCTCATAACATCTATTAAATCATTTTTTATAGGGGAAATATTTCTAGTAAGAGCTTCGTCATATAAAAAATTTATGTCAAAATGCACATTATAGCCAAGTATAATAGAATCTCCTGCAAATTGCATAAAATCTTTAATCCCATTTATAGGATGTTCAGCATTATCCAACATTTCTGGGGTGATACCAGTAAGTTTTTGTATAAAACCAGACAGCATAGATATATCATCTGGTCTACAAAATCTTTGGAATTCTTCTATTATTACATTATCAACAACTTTAATTGCACCAATTTCCAAAATATCATCAACCAATGGGTCTAATCCAGTAGTTTCTAAATCCAATATAATATAGTCATCAGGAAACATAAAAAGGCTATTTCCTTTCATGGGTCTAACTCTATATCCATTTTCATCCAAAATAAAAAAATCTTCTTTCTTTAATTCCCTTGATTTAGTATTAGATTTAAAGTTAAATAAACTCATAACACCCCTCCATTTACTTACCATATTTCATTTTTAAAAATTCTTTAAAGTTTTCCAACTCTGCCTTTGCTTCATCACTCATATCTTCATCAGTATGTGCTGCAAAAGTTTCCGGGTGATTTCTTACATTTGTACGACCCAAAAGATAGTCTGTAGATACATTAAAGAAGTCAGCAAGCATAGAGATTGAATTAGAATCTGGTGTAGTTTTCCCTTGCTCATAATATCCATAGGCGCTTTTAGATATATTTAATTTATTCGCCATATCTTCTTGAGTGCATCCCATTTCGCTTCTTAATTCCTTAAGTCTTTTTTGAAATAACAATTTGTCCATAACATCACCCCCCTTAGTAGATATTATACAACTATGAATTGTATAAGTAAATAAAAAACAAATATAAATTGTAAAAATGTATTGACAAACAAGTTTAAATTGTTATAATAGAGTTATAAACAAGTTTAAATTGTCAAAAAGGAGGTGGAATTTATGAGTAATTTAAAAAAAGCGAGAGAAGAGAAAAAAATAACCCAAAGGGAGATATCTTCTAAAATAGGGATATCACAGCAAGCATATAGTTTGATAGAAAATGGGAACAATCAACCATCTTTAAGCGTTGCATTCAAGATTGCAGATATTTTAGAGAAAGATATTAGGCAACTTTTTTATACTCAATAAGACAATTTTAAATTGTTTACAACAATTATATATTGTTTAAAAATAAAAATGAAGTGCAGAAAATGCACTAATGAAAAAGAAAAAAACGGCTCCGACTGAAATCTAATCAGATATCTTCTAATAATCCTACCAATTTATTTTAAAGATTCGAGGCCCCCCCAATACCTCATTTCTGATTAGATTTCAGCAGGAGCTGATAAGTAAATAATTGCAATAAATAAGGAGTAAAAAAGAAAGGATGAATAATATGGACAAACTAAATATAAAGGTAAATATAGAAATTGAAAATTCAACTGAAGTTAAAGAAGAATTGACCCAAATCAATGATTTACTAATTGAAGTAAAAAATCGACTTGAGTCAATCAATCAGAAAGAATTAAATTTAAAGGTTTTCAAATAATTCTTTCTCAAAAATGGAAAAATAATTTTAATAAAGAAAGGATAAAAAATGGAAAACATTTATAAAAAATACAGGAAGCTAGCAGGCCTAACTCAAGAAAAGGCCGCAGAACACTTAAATATTAGTATCGATACCATCAAGAGATATGAAAATGGTACATATATACCGCCAAATGATATAGCAAGAAGAATGTGCTTGCTCTATGGAGATATGAAACTAGCATATGAACACCTGGAAAATAGCCAGGTAGGTGCAATGGTCCTTCCAGCATTAAAAGATAAGGACTTGTGCTGCTCAACATTGGGATTTTTAAACAGCTTGCAAAACCTGGATAAGAAGAAGGGTGAACTTATTAGCATAGCATCAGATGGCATAATTTCAGACCATGAATTGAAATCGTGGGAAGATGCAGAAAAGCTAATCAGCAATTTAATAAAAAATTCATTTGAATTATTGTATCGGAGGGGAAAATAATGACAAAAATTAAAGTATCAGAAGCTGCCAAAATGCTTGGTGTTACAGACCAATTTGTTAGAGTTGGACTTCAGCGTGGGGCCTTTGAATTTGGGACAGCCTTCAAGAAAAATGACAGGAGTAGGACATATAGTTATGTTATATATCCTGAAATTCTTAAAAAAGTTGTCGGTGAAGATAGATATAAGGAGGTTATGGAGAAATGCTAATAAAACAAGAAATTCAAACCATACAGCACCCAGAGTATAAGTTTACTGTTGAAGGTAAAAAAACTATTTGGAAAGTTGTCTGCTACAAAAAAGATGAACTATCTGGTTTTTTTAAACATATGGGGGATGTAATGATCATATCCAAAAATGCAATAAGCTTTAAAACGCTAAAAGCTTTTAGAAAAATTGAAAGTAAAAGTATAAAAATTAAGTTATTGCAGAAGGCCTGCAATTACATGGATGAAAGGGAAACAGCATGATGAATATATTAGAATTGTTAGGAGAACTGATGATGTGTGTGCTTATATTGACCCATCATATTTTTAAATTTTTGATAATAGCCGGGTTAGGATGTAATGTAATTTATATTATTTCAAAAATAAAAAGAAACAGGACCCGAAAGAAATTTTACGGATCCCATAAATACTGTTACAAATATTATAACCCAAAATACAGGCAAGATCAAGGGGGGAGGTATTCTTATGTCAGGATGGATAAAAGTCCACAGAAGAATCTTAAACAGCGTATTTTATAAGTCACTATTAGGCAAACAAAGGGATGTGATTATTACTATATTGTTGATGGCAGACCACGAAGAAAAAGAATGGATTTACAAGGGCAAAAAGTATAAAACCCTTCCAGGGCAGGTGTTTTCGTCTCTTCAAGGTATAGCAAATATGTGTGGGAAAGATTGTACTCGTGAAACTGTGCGAACAACCATAACTCACGCAGAACAGTATGGTTTTTTAACCAAAGAAACACACAAGACGCACACACTTATAACCATTGAAAATTGGGAAACATACCAAGATATTCACACAAGAGAAACACAAAATAGCCCAATAATCAACACAAACTCCCCTGAGGGTCGCCCCCTAACAAGAAGAAAGAAGAAAGAAGAAATATTATATAGTCAAAACTCTGATGAGTTTAGACTTGCTAATCTCCTTTATGAGCTGATAAGGGAAAACAATCCAAAGTTTAAAGCACCTAACATGGATAACTGGTGTGGACATGTGGACAAAATGCTAAGGATTGATAAGAGGTCAATAGATGATGTTGAGGCTGTGATTAGGTGGTGTCAGCAAGATGACTTCTGGCACAAGAACATATTATCTACTGACAAGCTAAGAAAGCAATTTGATAAGCTGTACATGGCTATGCCTAGAGATAAAAAAGTAATTCCATTCAAGCAGGAGGAGAAAGATGGCTGGAATTATATGTAACTCTGAGTGTGAAGTGGCCCTATTGGGATCTATCATACTAGATGAAAAATTGATAGTAAAAGCCATAGAGTCTGGGGTAAGTCCTAGAGATTTCTACGGTGAGGGATATGGATTCCTGTATCAAGCTATGGTGGCGCTCCATAAAAGTAAAAAGCCTATAGATATAGTCAGTATATCAAGTGAACTGTCTAGGATGGGTTCAGATACGGATGCAGGTACACTAGCTAGCCTTACAAGAAATGCTCTCCCAGTCAATATGCAGTACTACATTGACGAGGTAAAGGACAAGGCCTACAAGAGGGGCATTCAAGAGCAGTTGCTGGAATTGCTAGGAGATCTTGATACCAAGCCTGCTGATAGCATCAGGGGATGTATTGATGAATTGGGCAAAAGTATTGAGTATAATAAGTCGGTTGAATCACTATTTGTAGATGCATCAGAAATAAAAAGGACAGATCTAACATCTGGTCTTGAAACTGGGTTTGCGGAGCTGGATAGTCTACTAGGTGGATTAGTATATGGTAGCTTGACAGTATTGACCGGTGAGCCTAGTAGTGGTAAGTCTACCCTGCTAAATCAGATAATTGCTCAAAATATCATGCATGGGCAAAGATGTATGCTCTACTCTGGAGAGTTGACCAGCTTCAATATTTTGCAGTGGTTTATGAGGACCGTGGCCAACATTGATGACCTAAAGGAGTTTAAGGGAAGAACTGGCAGCTACTATGATGTCACTAGGCATGGTGAGGATTTGATTAGGAAGTGGATTAAGAATAGACTGTATATCTACTCTGAAGATGCAGCTTCAACTATAGATAATTTGCTGAATAGTATTGAATACCTTATAAGGACCAAGGATGTTAAGTTGTTTATCTTAGATAACATGATGACGGTTGATAACTCTGGGTTAGAAGAGTATGACAAGCAAAAAAGACTGGCCAAAAAGTTAAAAGAATTAGCTAGGAAGTATAAGATATGCATTATATTGGTTGCCCATCCAAAGAAAAAGTCTGAAAAGGACAAAAAATATCATATGCATGATGTGGCAGGTGCCAGTGAAGTGGTCAACCTGGCAGATTATGAGTTGATATTGACTAGGGATATTAGTGTTGATCCTAAGACTGAGGTTGTCAGTGATGTTACTAAGATTGGGATATTGAAGAATCGTATTACAGGCAAGCAAGGAATCAGTGCCAGGCTTCACTTTGATAGCATGAGGAAACGATTTTGGATGGCAAAAGAAGAGTTGGTTAAGGACTACAAGTATGGTCATGTTGACCAAGTTGAGTTTGTAGAATTGGATAGTGTGGCAGATGATGTGCCATTTTAAGGAGGGACTATGGATGTAGTTCAGGAGTACTTGAAAAATCTAAAGAGATTTGAAGATGCTGAGAGATATTTTGAGAATCTCAGTGACGAACAAATTAGAGATATAGAGTCAACAAAGGAATGGGCTGCTTTTAAGTCTATATGGGCCAATCTTGAAAGATTATACCCATTGGCCAAGGCAGCTGGGTGTACTAGGATAAGATACTACGGAGGTTAGGGATGGAATATTTTACAAAGCAAGATTTAGAAAAGCTTAGCATGAAAAATAGGATACTGATGTTGATTAATGATTGCCAGCTAAGAGGCAAGAGCTTAGAGGTTGAAATAAAGGAGCATAGCAGCTTAAAAAAAAGTAAGCTAGTCTATGACGTTGACGAGCTAGCTGCACTGAAAGAGGCAATACTCATATGTCATAGTGATGATCTTAAATCACAGCATTTTAAGATTTATAAGTTCAGGCAGATAGGCTAGGGGTGACAGTATGCAAAATAATTATATATCAAAGGCTCCATGTTTTAATTGTGATACAAGAGAAATTGGTTGTCATGCGATTTGTAAAAAATATGCATCATATCGCGAGGGTAGAGAGCAGATTTACAAAGATAATAAGATATCTGTAGATGTTCAGGGATATTTTCAAGTTGAGCTTGAAAAAAATATATTTGGACGAGGAAGGAGAATAAAGAGACATGAATAACGTAGTATTAATAGGACGATTAACTAAGGATCCAGAGGCAAGGTATTTACCAACAACAGGCACTCCAATAGCTACATTTACATTAGCTATTGACAGAGACTACAAGAATAAGGATGGCTCAACATCAACGGACTTTATTCCAGTGGAGTTGATGGGCAAGCCAGCGGAGTTTGTAATGAATTACATAACAAAGGGAAGGCTGGTCACAGTTCAAGGTAGCATACGTGTAGATCGATACGAAAAAGACGGAGAAAAAAGGAGCTTTACAAAGGTGGCTGGTCGAAGAATAGAGGCACTTGATAAAAAGAAAGATGGTGAAGTTGAGCCAGCACCTGCAACATTTGAGGCGGTGAATGATGATGATGTCCCATTCTAGACCAATAACTCATATTAAGCTAGGACATTGTGAGTTTTGTGGAGAAAAAGAAGTAAAGATAGAAACTTTAAAAGGAACTTACTACAAGTGTCCTGGGTGTGGCATGGTGCACGGTCACACACATGATAGGAATAATGTTTATAGGCAAGCATGGCATGATTTTTACGCAAGGTAGGTGATATGATGGCTAAGGAACGAGTTAAAAAGGAATTTTATGAAAGCACAGAAATGTTATTGAGAAATTCAAGAGGTATAAAAAGACATGTAGACATTTTAGAGAATACCATGTCAGACATTCAAGAGTATAAGACAAGAGGTATAAAAGCCGTGGCCACAGATGGGATAAGAGTATCTAGTAGTCCAGGTGATTCTATTGGGAAGCAAGTAGTGAAAATTGCTGAAATGGAAGAGAAAATATCAAAAGAGATCTCTGACGAAAAAAAATATTTGCAGCTTATAAAAAAGGGGCTGTCATCGTTGTCTGATGAAGATAGGGAAATAATAGTCATGAGGTATCTTGATAATATACCAGACTCTAAGATTGCTGAATTTACAAGCTATGAGAGGTCATGGGTTCAAAGAAAAAGGACTGCTGCAGTACGTAAAATAGCCATCTGTATATATGGAATCAAGTGCCTAGAATCATAAAAAATAGTGCAAAATATGCATTATTTTGAGTAAAAAAGTAGCACACTTTTAGCACAGAAAAAGGCTAAAATCTGTGTTATACTATATTCAGGTCAAAGAGACAGCAATTGAAGATTCTATCCGGGCATAGTAAAAGGGGAGTAGAGATACTTCCTTTTTTTTGTTGCGAAGAAAAGGAGGTGTAGTACATGTGAATTTCGTAGAGCCTGTTAGAGATTTAGATTTGCTTGATGACATGCTAGAATTTCTCAAAAATAAAAGTCAAAGAGATTTTGTTATGGTAGTATCTCAGTACTACACTAATTTGAGAATATCAGATATATTGAGGCTGCAAGTCAAGCATGTCAAAAATCTAAAAGAAATAAGAATAAGGGAAGCTAAGACAAACAAGTTAAAATCCATCCCGATCTATGGTCAGTATAAATCAATCCTAGAAGATTATATTCAAGGCAAAAAAGACTATGAATATTTATTCCCAGCCAATGGTGGTAAGAACAAGCCTATCAGTAGGCAAAGAGCCTACCAAATTATCAAGGAAGTTGCGAATGAGTTTGATATTCCCAATATTGGGACACACTCAATGAGAAAAACTTTCGGTTATCATTATTACAATGAAACTAAAGATATTGCACTATTGCAGACGATATACAATCATTCATCACCAGCAACAACTCTTAGATACATAGGGATGAACAAGGACCGAGTAGATGATGCCTACAGAGATATGGAAAAGAAAATCCATATCTATTAAATTTTTTCATTAGAAAAACTTTACATATTGAGTAAGTGTAAAGCAAATTTGAAAAACAGTGATTTTAAAAGCTATGTATGCATTGAAATTGCTAAACTATAATGACTTACAAAGATATTTTAAAAAACTTTACAGAATATGCAATATGTAAAACTTTTTTGGCGTTTTTACTAAGAAATCATACTAAAATGAGGAGGTGAAAAGATGAAAAGCAAGTGGGACACAAATGTCAAAGACAAACTTATCCTGGTTGAGGGGTGGGCAAGAAATGGCCTGAGTGAAGAACAGATTGCTAAGAATCTTGGTGTAGCCTACTCGACATTTAGGGATTACAAGCGAAAACATCCGGCACTGTCGGCAGTCCTTGAAAAAGGGCGTGAAGTTGTAGACTTTGAGGTCGAAGGTGCACTAATTAAAAGGGCTCTGGGGTTTACCTATGAAGAAGTGATTGAGGAACTGAGGGAGGATCCAGAGACAGGTACTGCCGGATTAGTGCCGGTTAAGAGGGTAATAAAAACAGTACCACCTGACGTGAGTGCGGCTAAATTCTGGCTGAATAATCGTAAACCGGATGAGTGGAAGTATGACTCTAATAAAATTGAAATAGATAGAGAAATACTAAAGATGAGACAGAAAGAGTTGGAGGCGAAGTTGTTCTAATGGCCAAAGGTGTATTTAAGAAATTTTACAACAGTAAAGAGTGGAAGAAGTTCAGGCAAAGTTTAATTGATGAGCGTGGTGTAATATGTGAGAGGTGTCATAAGGTTATTACGGACTCCAGCAAACTACACGGTCATCATAAGATAGAGCTGACAGTCAGTAATATATTTGATTTTGATGTTACTCTCAACCCAGATAATGTCGAACTAATATGTAAGGATTGCCACGATAAAGAGCATGAAAGGTTTGGATATCGTAAGCAGCCAAGCAAGGATGTGATCATAGTCTATGGTCCACCATGCTCAGGCAAGACAAGTTATGTTATGAAGCATAAGGGTGTGAATGATATTGTAGTCGATATGGATAGATTGTATGAAGCCATCACTTTACTGCCAAGGTATCATAAGCCTGACAGACTTAAGGTTAATGTCCTAGCCGTAAGACAAACACTAATAGATAATATCCGCACAAGGTATGGTGAGTATGATAAGGCTTGGGTCATAGGTGGTTATCCAAACTCACACGATAGAGATAGGCTGGCAAGAGATTTGAATGCAGATTTAATTTGTATGGATACTCCTAAGCATGAATGCATA